AGCAACTGGTTTGAGGGGCTTCCCAGGTAGGGATCGCTACTCGGTGCCTACCCCTCTGCAGTTGTATGGTTTATGTCCATAAATAGATTGTAGCACACTCAGTAACAGACTGCTAAGAGAAGGAGGAAGCTCGGGTAAATATAGATAAGAGCAATGAGTAAAGCGAAGATGATCTTAGTCCTGAGGTTTACCATACTGTTAAGTATAGATTACTTGTTGGAGTATTAACACTCTGACCCTTGTAGCAACTCTTGTCCATTAGTCTGGAGAAGGTAATTAAAAGGGTACAGAAAGATAGAGCTAAACTGTGGTGTTTGCCCTGGTTCAGATAGATGGTTGCGCAAACCGACGGATCACTCCGACCACTGATGTTTTAGACCTCACAGCGCTTGGCCAGCTTACTTCTCGCACTGCATTTATACGCTCAGTGCCACCAAGTAAAGGTGCTTGTCCACGTCAGCCTATGGGCTGATTGAGTAGGCGGGAAAGGTGGTGGAGTAAACCGCCTACTGAATCAACCAACTGCCAACATCACATCATACTCATCCATATTCTCAGCGACCTGTGTAGGTGACTGCACGGTGACTGGTTCATTTAATTGTTGGGTTAGTTTCTTAATATGAGGGAGTAAGTAGGTTTTGTACATGTGCTGCTTTTGATCGACGGTATATTTATCTGCGTTAGGAAATCCCTTTGCTTCCCACTCCAGATACTTTCGTTTGGCTTCGAGAGCTTCTTTGAGTGTCATCTCCCAAATGAATTTCTTGTTACCCAACCGACGATCTCTGATCTTTCGGCGGGTCTCCTCCCATTTATCTCGTGCGTAGTCTGTTTTGAATTCGGGCATATTAAGAGTTGATGAAATGATTAATGATTCCTTGATAGTATTTTCTTGAATGTTTTCTGGTTTGAGACCTACTCTTAGGAAAACCATGAAGTCTTTGAAGCTTTCCTGGATACCGAGACTTTAGAAGTTTTTCTTTACAATGAGCAATGATTTCTTGAGGCGAATTTATACCTTGAATAAACTTCAAGTGTTCTACTGTGAGAAGCTGTCGTTTAGTAAGCATAAAAAAACCTCTGCTATCGGGGAGAGCGGGTGCGTAGAAAAACCACGCCCTCTTCGAAAACAGAGGTGTATTTCTACGCATTATACCCGCACGGCTTACCCGTGAGCAATACTCAGTTTGCCACAGCTGAACCATACTTGTCAACAACCAAAATGCAGAGCATACTTATTTCAACGGTAACGAAGACCGAAGGGGGTTGTTGAAATGCTCAACAACAAGAATTAACAATTCTATATTCCTTTTGTCCGCCCGTTTACTCGGGAGTGCCCCCTGGCAAAATGGTACTGACTTCGGTCGCCAAGCCTGGGGACGTTTTCTTTACACGACTCTAACATTGCTCTGCTGATCGTCATACAAAACCACCATAAGCTGAGTTAATATAACTTACCTAAGGAGGCCATATGGCACAGCCAGTAACCAGTCAACAGAATCGTGATATGAAAGAAGAAGAGCGACTAGCAGGTCGCTTAGAAGACGAAAGAAAAGAGCCACAAGCCCAACCGTCCGAGCAAGATATTGATGCAATGGAACATCGAAATCCATCAGGCGCACCTATTCCTGTCGAAGACCTTACGGGTGATCTCAAGAAAGAAAGTCGTTTAAAAGCCGAAAGAATGGCTGGTAAAACCGACGACTCTTCTGATTCTGACTCCGATAAGTAACAGTTCGGTCAGCCTATGCCTCTAACCCCGCCTTAAACAAGCGGGGTTTTTGGTGCTTGACAAACTGTTTTACATTACGTAAAGTAAGGTTAATTAGTCATATTTACAGGAGGCGTTATGAACCCGACACCTAACACAGTAGACCTTACAGAGTTGCAAGAAGAAGTGATGGACGTGTGGGAAACCAACGGCATCAAATACTTTGAGCAAGACACTGAGACCGGTCACATTATGGTGAAACCCCACTATGAAGATTGCTTGAACGACGTACACACCTGCGTAAACATCCTTGGATACGAGAAGGTGAGTCAGTACATCGCTGCAAAGAATGAAGCCGAAAAGGGCAACTTACAGCTCTCCTCAGTTGCGCTCTCACAGACACGAACGAAGTTCTTCTTCGGAGATATTGAGTTCAATATCGATAGAAAGAACGGCACAACAGACTTATGGTTTCGACCTGGGTATAAAAACGATTCACACTTCAAAGCGTTCATCAACTTTTTAAAGAATGAATACCGAAAGACAAACAACTCATAAGTCAATGTTATAAACCTATGTGGAATTGAATCCCTATGAAAAACTTTAAGATCCTACCAAAAGACATCGTCAGAAAAGAACAAGACGGACAACATCACTACTTTGTAGGCGAGAGATACTACACATCAGTCACTCGCATCTTAGATGTGGCCGGTCCAAAAGAGTACGGGTTAATGAACTTTATTAAGAACAACACGCCCGAAGACATTGAAAAAATAAAGCAGGTAACGGGAGATTTCGGAAGTGCTATTCATGAAGCTATTGAGAAACTACTCTTCGGAGTTGAAATCAAAATGAGTGACTACAGCGACCCACAAAAGAAAGTGCTCATGCAGTTCTCAGAATGGTTTAAGACTGCACGTCCAAAGCAGTACTTACCTGAGCAGACGGTTGCGTGGGAAGGAATCGATGAAGACAGGTTCGCTGGAACTCTGGACTTCTTAGGCGAGATAGACGCAGAGAACTTAGCTTCAATGCCGAACATGTTTACAACAAAAGCTGCTCAAGCCGAATTTATCAAAGTGTACGGAGGTCGCAAGCTACTTTGTCTCATCGACTTTAAAACAACGAGCGGAATCTATTACTCACACAAAATGCAGATCGGTGCATACAGACTTGCAGCCGAACAGATGTTCGGACGAGAGATAGATATCTGTGCAGTCGTAAGACTTGGAACAAAACACAAGTGTGGGTATGAGATGAAAATGTTTGATGGAGAGTGGGCAAGCAAAATGTTCTTGCAGGTACTTGAAACATTTAAAGGTCTCAACGGTGGTAAGCTGCCAGACCCACCAATGATCACCGTTTATCCAGAAACAATTCAACTGGTAGAGACTGACATGAGATCACTATGAAACTCGATAGAGGCTATCATCGAAACCTAAGAAAAGAATACTTACACCGAGTGGTGTATGTAGAAAAGAAAGGACCAATCCCGAAAGGATATATCATTCATCATAAAAACAGCAACCGTGCTGATAACAGAATTACAAACCTACAGGCGATGACCAGATCAGAGCACATGGCTCTACACAAGGTCTGGACATTCAGAAAGAACTATGTCGAGAAGAAACAAACCGGAATCAAAAAAGCTACACAGAGAGCTGATCGCCGAAAGGCGACGCAGACAAGAAAACATTCCACGACTGGGATGGTTTAGAAAAGTGATTAAAACAAAAAAGGGAATTGTTGAGAAATACTTTCAACATCCGATGTTCAGAGTAGGAGGGACTAATGCAAAAGATTAACTATGACAACTACAAAAAGCCGACTGACTTTATTAAGTTTGAGCAAGGAGATAATAAAATCAGGATCCTCAGTGACGGATTACTCGCTCGGTTTCACGGTACTCGAATGGGTGGACGATATGTACCCTTGGGTCTCTGCACTGAGAACGGCGACTGTCCCCATTGCCGTGGCAACAATGAGCCTAAGCGAGTGTGGAGATGGGTAGCATTCGACTATCAAAATAAAGAAGTAAAGCTACTGGACGCAGGTCCAATGATCGGTAACCAAATTTGTATGTTGGGCGGTGATCCACAGGAGTACGACATCATCGTCAACAAAGTCGGCGAGAAGCTGAAGACGAAATATGAAACAAGAAAAGCTCCTGAGTCAGTGGCAATCACTGAAGAGAAAATGAACCGACTCAAACCAATGGTGAACTTTTTAATTAAGAAATACTTTCAACCCACTCAACCACGATGAAAAAAATTGATTTAAAGAAATTAAAAACCTATGAAATTCCGTCAAGTACTGACAAAAATAAAACGTACATTGTTCGGGAGATGGCAGAAGGCGGACTCCGCTGCACTTGCCCAGGCTTTGTCTACCGTGAGGATTGCAAACATGTCAAAAAAGTCCAGAGAATACAAGCTAAAAGCAGGAGATAAAATCATGTGGGGCTGTTGGCTCAAGGCCTACGGAAAAGATGAGAAAGGTCAGGACTCTCACCTACACTGGACTGCTCAGATACCAGCTGGTCAGCAACCAAAGCCAGGAGATATATTAACAATTACGCAGGTGTGTGGAGACATGAGACTTGCGTTTCACGACTGAGGATTTAAAGAGGGTGACCCACCACGTTGGGCAGGCTGGTCGGTCCTCTCTTCAAGTCCTCAGAAAAACTATGCTTAACAAAATCGGTAAAAAAGGAAAAGAGTGGATTAAAGCAAAGAAGAAGTTAATTGATGGCATCCGCTTTAACCACAAGTACCAAGTCATTGGTGAACAAGTCTATGGCACTTGCCCTGACTGCTTTCACTATCACAAGCTCACGCCCGATCATTTAATTAAGCGCTCTCAGGGTGGCGGGCATGAACCTGAGAATATAGAGTGGGTATGCAATGAAGCTCCATGCTTCTGCCATTCAAAAAGGGACAACATGGGAGATCCGAAGAAAAAGAAACCAGCGACTTCAAAGAAAGCCGACTGGCAGAAAGTACATACATGTAAGGAGTGCAAGGTCGAATGTTCGAGCTTAATCTGTTCGAACTGTGGAAAGCTCAGTGTATGAAAATAGAAACCATAATCGATGTAGTTAGTTTCTTCAGCGGTGTAGTCGTGGGTTTTCCCATAGCGATGAGGTTCGGAGATTATCTAAAGGAACTTTTTAAATGACTTCTGTTGAAATGAAACTCCATGTGATGAAGTGGCTACAGTACCGAAAGAACTGTCTGTGTGCGTTTACCGAGTACCGGTTTGCCGATGTGTTCGCAATAAACAACTCAGGGTACCCGATTGAAGTAGAGGTGAAAGTGGATAAGAGGGACCTAGCTAACGAAGTCAAAACTATTCGCCACTTATTAAGCGACAAAGAAGACCACACCTATCGCCCGAAATGGTCATATAAATATGAAAAGCATCATTCGTATTTGATCAATGAGAGAAAAGAACACCCACGGCCACGGTACTTCTTTTTCGCAGTGCCAGAGACCATCATCGACCAGGCAAAGATCTGGTTAGAGGGTACTCCCTACGGGTTGGTGTCGGTGAAGCATTTCGCTCTTGAGATCAAGAAGTCAGATCGGTTAAGTGAAAACAAGTACGAACAAGCTGACTGTTATAACTTATTACGCAAGGCTACGAATGAAATCGTAGCCTTGAGAGAAAAGGTGCAAGAATATGATAAACGAGAGCTCCACCCTCTTATTTCGGTACCGACTGTGGAAGTGGACCACCGTACTCAGTTGGTTCGTAGCGTTATACATCGTGTGGAACATAAGCAACCAAATGCAGATGTTCAACGACGAGTATTGGCAAACCCTGGACACATGCAAGAAATACCCAACGGGACAGATCATAGCCAAACCTGAACCGGCTCATCCAGGAATGGCCTTTAGTTTTATATGCCAAGTCAATGAACCACTCGAGTAAATTGGTGGTTGACAAATCACTTTACATTACGTAAAGTTAAATATATGAAGAAAGAGATATACACAAAGCAAGATTTATACAACGCTTTGAAAGAGGCTGGGCTACCATGCTCACGTCCTACTGTGATCAGATATGAGAAGCTCGGGTTAATCGCGAAGAATAAAACATTAAAGGGGTGGAAAAAGGCCACCGTCATTTATACAGAAGCTGAAATTAAAAAATCAGTGGAACGTATTAAGGAGTACGTTCATAATAAAAAATAAAGGATACCTATGTCCCACAAAAACGCAGTCTCTGCTGGGAAAGAGACTTTAAAATTCAAGTTTCCCAAGGAAACTACCTCAAGTAAGCCAACTAAAACGGCTCAAAAACGGTCGTTTAGAACATGGTTACTACTGTTCACCATTTGCGTGAGCGCATGTTTCTTAACTATTTACTTCACACTGATGGCGATCGCTAATTGGTTTGACAATAATAAAATTGTCTTTCACTCAGTGGTCAAAGTAGAATTTCACACTCCGATCACAATTGAGAAAAGAAAGCAGTCTTTGATATCACCAATTGTAGAGGCAACTCAATCAGCTCTCGCAATTCCTGAATTGAAGGTGCAAGCTGAAGAGCCGGTCAAAGTTGAAGTGGTTGCAGTAAAGCCAGACGTTGATCGAATGGTCAGAGCAATCCGAAGACTTGAATCAAGCGATGGTAAAGCAAAAGAAGGACTTGCAGTGTACTGCAAAAAGAAGGGGTTGAGTAATGAGTATGGTTACGGCGGTATGCAAACAATGAAATGCTTCGCTACTCACCAGGAAGCTACGGATCGAGTAACCACGTGGGTTCACGATCACTTAGCGAAGTTCGACAATAACGAACTCAAGACAATGTGTTGGTACAACCTTGGTCTTGAAAAAGAGTCTTGTGAGTACTCAGATAAATACCTGAGTATCAAAGACAAGATTTAACGACCACCGATTTTCTGAGCAACCTTGTAGGCTCCGCTGCTGGCAATACCGGCAGCGAGGCCGGCTTCAGGACCAACGAGTCCGAACCAACCTAAGAAACCAAAGATCATTCCAGAAACAACTGCGGTTAAAAATAAAGCAAAGCTCTTCCAGTTGTGATCAACAGCCAATTGAATTCCATTGACCAATCCGATAATAATCGTCCCAGCGACGACTACGTCTGCGTTATCCATAATTCCTCCTTATAAATAGATTGATTGTTCAATCCTTATGTCGAGAGACCATGCGTGGCAGGGTCTCCATTATATTGCTAAGCTCTGTTAAATAAAGCGTACCCAACAGCTGGATATTTATTAGTCTTCACAACCTTTCCAACCCATGGATCGACACACTCTCTGCCTCCAATGTAGAGGACCCAGTGTCTTGGTGCGCCGATGCTATCTGCATTCACCTCGACCATAACAGGCGTACGTTTTAAATAGACGTACGTTGATACTACTAAGTTGTTGTAACTTCGAACACGACCGCCTGATTTTGGGTGTGATAGTTGAGGGAAAGCCAGCGGGACACGAGCCCACACAAGTAGGTTTCCTTTTCCAATTGTTTTACCGTCTGAGAATGCTTTGACTTCTTTAAGTTTTTCATTAACCATGTCGGGGGTCGCTCTCATGTCGAGAAGACGGTTGAGTAAACAGGTCAGAGCAACGAGAGTGCAGCCGTATTGGCCGATTGTGGTTCGAGTGAAGCCTAACGTTTTTCGAGCCCATCGTGGGTCACGCTGAGATAAAGTGAAGTAGTCCATAACTCCTCCATTACTAGAATAGAACTGTATAAAAACTGTACCAGCTTTTACTGAGCTTTACTAGTGGAGAGGTTCTTATCGTTGAGTTGCTTCATAAACACTTTGATCTCAGCAAGTGTTTGAATTGACTCAGTCATATATTTCTGAACGATAGGGGCTTGGCGTTTACCTTCTTCAATCTGCTCAAGCACAACCTTAATAAATCTCTGGTTCTCTGGATCACGACCCTGAAGGATTTGGAGGTAATTTTGTTTTTCTTTTTCAGCTGCCTGAAACAATCCTTGAAGTTTGCTGAGCTCAGTGCGAAGCTCGTTAATCTGTTGTTGATGTGAAGTGATAAGAGACGTGTTTTCACTCTTCAGCCTCTCTGATCTGACTTTCTCTGCAGATAGGTTTTCCTTGAGTGTGTCTATCAAGTCGTCCTTTGCTTTATTACCGCCGGATATAAATTGAGAATAAGCAAACCCTAGACCTGCTACTAATGCTCCGACTCCTGATAATATAGCTAGAATGTTAAGGGCATGTTGTAATGTCACGGTAAGAATTAGGTTAGAGTTCAGCTTCCGCCGACCAGTGAATGTAGTTTCTAGTATTAGTTCCAGAAAAAGCCGTGCTTCTTATTGTGAAACCGGATTCAGAAACATTGTCCACGACTGCAGTTCGAGTCTGTCCGTTATCAATGTCATACCAATGAGTGTCTGCGTTTCCAGGACTATAGGTAGTAATGGTCGGGGTTGTTCTCATTCGTCCGTTGAATTTTGCCCTCACTGATCCAGCAGCGTTTGTATTGATCTGTAAAGCAAACTCCGCCCCTAAATAGTCGGCTGTGGCCTGAGCCGGTGTCACTGCATACTCAAACGATTTTTGGTAAAACCGCTGGCAATCTCGCAATTCTTGAGAGAAAGTCTTGTGAGTTAGTGGAAGTGCTGTGGTCCCCTCATTCACTTGAACACCAGTGATGTAGAAGGCGTCTCCAGATGCAATCGTGCCATCATCAACCCAAACAAAAACAGCGAGGTTGGTTGTGCTTGAAGTGTCGAGAGAAATGTTCTCAATAGTAAATCGTTGATAAGAGTTGGTTAAAGCCTTGTTAGATCCAGCTATTTCTTTTGTCCAGTTAGTAGCAAACGTGGGATCGGTCCCATCAGACGCCCAGGTGCCTACTACGTCAGAAGTCACAGAGTCTTCAGTACTGCTCCATGCGAGGACAGTAGCTCTAAGGTTTGCAATTTCAGTATTTTCAGTTTTAGCATAGAAAGAAAGAGAAACTGTTTTGCCAGCTAATTTCGCCGTGTCTTTCCCTTCGATAATCTGAACAATTCCACACTGATTGTTCGCACTCTGACACTCGGCCTTCAGCGCATATTTTGCAATACCACCAGTAGGAACATCGGTGCTTCTCGAAAATGTCCATGAACTTGAACCTTCGATTAAAGCAATCCATCGGTCAACAATTGGAGAATCGTCAGATCCAGGAGTGAAGGTAGTAGCTCTTTGCCAAATGTCGAAGCAGCCATTCATGACTGATTGTCTTTCAAGGAAATCAACTCCGGTACTACCGACTTCAGTTTCACTTCCACCGTTGGCACGTCGATATATTTTCCCGTCAGATTTGGCGTAAATAATTACATACCCAGCTGAGGGGGCTGAAGGAGTGTCAGCACTTTGGATCACCTGCATGGTTGCAAAACTGTTAATCGTTGGGGTGATTAAGGTTTTATTCTGAAGAGTTTGAATATGATCAGCGAAGACAAACGAATCCGCAGACAGTAACAAAGGAAGCGTGATATTTCGATCAGCTGCGAGCTCGCTCACTTGGAGTAAGTACTGGTGATCGCCACTGGTATCGTCAATCTCTGCGCCAGCTTTTAAGTGACCAGCTTGAGAGTGGTTTACTAAGAATGCAGTACACATATCGTTCCACGTAGCTGCTTCCCAGATGTCTTCAACGATTGCACCCGAGTCGTGGGCCTGTGCTGACCCCTCAACTCCACGGGTAGCAGAGGTGAGCTGGTTGACTCCAACGATACCGGTTACACGTTCCATTTTTCCAGGAGTAGAAACGGCGTTGGCATCGACACGATCAATGGTCAAAGTAACACCAGTATCAGAAGGCAAACCAGAAGACGAAGATAAAGGAACAGTACTAGTAGAGTTATTAATTCCACTAGAAAGAGTAGTCGAGAAATTCGACTTCTTTTTTCTGACTTTGTCTGTAGCTGCTGCTGCCATAGTTCCTCCCTAACAAAAAACACCCACAACATAGTTCATGGGTGCTATGGTGGGCTCGAAATAAGTATAGCCGGTATTGTTCAGAAAGGTCAATGTCATGATGTGATTTTCCAGTCGCTTGGTGGTGCAATTGATAATAAGAATCCAGTCGCCATGACTCCAGTGATCGCAGCTCGAGACTCAAGACTACTTCCCTTTACCTCAAACTGAATTTCACGAACCAGTTTATTTACATTGAAATATCTGATTAAACTCTCCACAGCAAAGGCTGTCGGAGTTCCTTCGGTCCATCCGATTTGAACTGTTCCAATAGGGTCCCAACCGATACCAGTGTCAGAGCTACCCTGACTAATTGCAGCACTTCTCAAGGATTCGAATTGTCTGGTTTTACCTGTACCTAGTACCGAGAAGTTGATTGTACCGACAGCGTTTCGTAGTCTGACAAATGCTTTCTTGATCTTCTCGAACTTCGTCCAGTCTCTATTCACAGGTAAACGAGGAGAGGTGTACTTCCACTCGAATGCCACGCCACTGTCTCCCTGATAGTTTTCTGAGAACTCAATGAGCATGTTTTCTTTCGCCCCTAAGAAGTGAGTGACTCCAGATGAATCAGTGTACTCTCCGAACTGAGAAACACCGATTGACCAATCCTTGATCCATGCGCCACGCTCACGATCAAAGACCACTATTCGGTCATTCTTCGTGTCCGAGTATGGAAGTGAGATAAACACTTTTGCATCGTAGTAATAGGAAGCCAGCTTCCGGATATTAGCCAAGTTCATTGCACGCCAGTAGGGTCGGATCTTTGAACTCAGCTCAGAAGTTCGAAGCACATTCAACACCCCTGGTTCATTCCCGAAGATGTTTTCTCCTTTAGGGTTTGGCATAAAAACGTCATTCTCAACATACACCACACCACGAGGCGAGGAGGTACCAGTTGAAGCAATGATCTTTGTTGGGATCGGCACGATAAAAGAAGTGTCTCCAATAGTTTGAGTTTCGAGGGTTACTTGCCATACCTGCCCTCTACCCTCTGGAGTTTCACAGGCCACGTGAGATCGTCCTTGAAAGTCGAATCCGGTGGATGTAATTGCTCGACCTCCTTTTTCTAAGTCAATCCAAAACCCTCCGTAAGCTGGTGAGAAGTTCCCCAGATTAACCCCGCTTCCAGATCCGTACACACGCCATGGGTTGTTCGGATCTTGAGTTCCCCAGATACGGTTTCCTGAAATCCACATGGGACCGAACTTCGGACCTCCAGTCGTGTTGTCCGCACGTGGTTCGATATACGGGTTATTTACGGCAGTCCCATCATCTCGATAACTACTCGCATTGACTTCAGCGATTTTTGTTTCAAATCCTGAAGTATCTGATTGATAAATCACATATTTAAGTGCACCTGCGATATCAGCCCAGTCGAGATCAATGTGCTCATTACTTGCTGGTACCCAGGCGTCACGCTCTTTATTTACAGACACAGAGATTTCAGTTGATCCAGTGGTTTCACCAACTGCGTTCACAGCACTCACTCGGTAATACATAGTAACGGAACCCGAAGACAATCCGGCACCTCTCGTACCCGAAACAGCAGAGGGGGCGTTAATCTGTGAATACACTGCCAGCGTTGAACCATCATATCGAGCCAATGAGTCGGTACCGTTACTGATATACAGCACATTATTGATCTGCAAGAAGTAGACCATGAGTCCGACAGTGAACGTTGCACCAGTGATTTCAGTCTTTGTAGATGACGAAGGAGATACACGCCAGACCTTGCCGTCAGCGACCACAATCAGCTCTCTAGTTCCATCAGTCTTTCGATACTCTGAGAAGCCATCAATATCGTCAGTCCACTCGACACCACCATACTGGGCAGTTCCCCAACGTTTGTCCCAGATACCATCCTCGATTAAAAGGAGGTTGTTTGCTTCTTTGGCCTCGTTTTTATTCAATCGAGTTTCTGAGAACAACACATTTGAACCACCCTCAAAACTATCGATTTGAACGGTGTTCAATTTCTTATTGCTTAGCTGTGGTGTTCGTCCGTTGAGTAGTGGCATTAGATACCGAACCCTCCTGTTCCAGTTGAGAAGTCGCTATCTGGGATAGCACTGTCCTGGAACCAAATTGGTAACTGGTTCATCGCTTTCATCATCGAGAGCTTTGAATTCGCAAGGTTTAAAGAAAGCGTGGCACTGTCTCCCTGACCATCTAATTCGTGGAGTTTTGAGAGAACCCCTTTAATTAAAAATGAAGGATCAGACAATTCAAAGATGTGTGCTGCAGCCGTTGGCTTGAACGCACTCTTGTAGTATGGGTAGTCGATCGTCTGTCCAGAGAGAGGGGCAGAAAAGAAATTCAATTTAAACCCGACCCGTTTGTTACCGGTAAACCAACATACGGCTTCACCGGAGTTTCGATTGATTTCGATTTCTTCTGGTCTGATGACTCGATACTTCGCTCTCTGAGTTCCAGAGATAAGAGTCACAAAACCACCTGGAAACTTGAAATCAGTTGGACAATCAAACTGTGTTGATGTTCCGTCCGTGGTATCTTCGCCGTCGGTTGCATCTGACAACCACACAAACAGCTCGAGCCAAGTTGTTCCTTCATACCCCTCCCAGGTATCTATCCAATCGTAAGAGAGTAGAAGCCTGAGATCCCAGTCCTCTTCTCCTTCTGCGGGGGTATCGATGTCGCCTTGATACTGGGCGTGTAGTTGGTCCTGAAATTCTTGGACTGTCATACTAACTCCTTAAATAATCTTGAACCGTCGCAGCTTTTCTAATAGCAAGTTTCTGCTGCTTTGGTTTACTACTTTGTTTTTTAATGGTCAATTTTGGTGTGCTAACAGATCCGGCTTTACCCTTACTCACTTTAAGAGTTTTGTTTCCTACTTCTTTCGGGATCTCGAATTTCACTTTAGGTTTTTCTTCGGGTTGAGTGAGAGCTTTCTCTAGCTCCATCACTGAGAGGTTTCCGATTCTCTCAAGGTCTGTGTTCAGCTCTTTGTACTGCTGAATCATTTCGGTGATTTCTCTACGTCGGACTTCCGGAGGGAGATCGGTATTGCGTGCGATCTCATTCATCTTATATGGTAGAGACTCAATTAGTCGAGATCTATTAATCCCCGCCCACGCCTTCACTGGATCTTGGCCTTCGTTTACTGCCTTCTGCCAGATTGCGGTTTGCTCTTCGGTTAAGGACTGTAATTCGTTATCAAAATAGAATCGAGCTGGTGCAGTAGCGTATTTACCAAAAGCCAAAGATTTTAGAGTATCTGGCAAGCTCTGGCTCACTGGAAACTGGAGATTTCCTCTTTGATCATCAACTCTCTGAGAGACAACAGCGTCAGCACCTTCGAGTGTTTTCTTTGCTTGAGCTCCACCGAATGGAGTAAGGAGTTTAAACACTGGATCTTGAACACCTTTCATTGCGACCATTCCACCACCAAATCGGGTCGGATCGCCTTCGCCGAACAAATCTTCTCGCTTAATCTGCTCACCGCCAACCTTAAACCCTTTTTCTGGATAGAGTGAGGCAACTGTCTGGCCACCTGGAATGTTCGAAAGTACTTCACCGGCAACACGTCCTGTTCCTTTAATTGCGCCAACCATTGGATCAGATTCATCCTGATATTCTTCTAGTCCATCAAGTAAAGCGTTGAGCGGATCGAAAGACACATCGGACCCTCTCAGTTGCTCTGCACCTCGGTTCATTAAGAAAGAAAGAGCGGTAAAGTAGAGGAACTTGCGAGCTGCTTTCTGGTCAGCCCACCCTTTCATAACATGCCATGTATTTCCAACTTCTAGCTGGAACGGCATAAACAATTGTACGAGTTTTGATTTCTGAGCTAATGGAACTTCACCAATGCCTCTACCTGCAACCATCTCACGGGTGATGTCGTCGGCATATTTCACAGGATTCTCGACACCTTCTCCTAAAGCCTTTTGATAGTTTGAGTGCCAGATTAGATTGGTACCAGCTTGATCAAGAGCACCGGTCATCCACGCTGCGAACTTCTTCGCATTGGATAAAATACCTTCGTCAAATCGATCAAATGCGTCAGACTTATATCTTTCCTTCAAGAACGTAGATTGACTACTGACTGCGTCATCACCTGCAAATACGTCGGTCATAACTGATTTCAACCCTTTGGCTGAGTTCACTGGTCCTGCTTCAGCTAATCCCTGTGGGACGTTGAAAGCCTGCGCCACTGCGGACGAAAGGTTTCCTAAGATCATGTTTGCTTTCACTCTACTATTTACCCAATCCAAGACTTTAAGAGCCTTGCGTGATGGCCCCAGCTTCGTGAGTGCACGATCAATTGGATTGGTTTTACCAGCTAAATCATTTGAGAAGTCGTCTAAGAACTCAATAAAGTTATTCAGCTTCCCTTCAGCTGGACCGTCTTCGGTTGCTTTAATCAATTCATCTCTTAGTTGTCTGAACACATTCACATTCGGGTCGATATTCTTTGCATATTCTGCAGCATTTAAATAGTTGATAAATCCACCTACTGCGTCGTAGGTTGTTTGATCACCTTTTCGAGCCTGGGCAAACGACAACCATTTTGATTTTGGTTTCACAAACTCAGAAGTACCAGCGAGTGAAGGGGCGATAGCAGCCGGTGTCTCGAAGATGTTCTTAAGACCAGCAAACCCCTCGGACATCTCCTGGAAGTGGCGATAATAGTTCTCACGTTTTGGAATGAGTTTTTCTTCGTTTCCTGGGTAAATCTTTGCTCGAACCGCATTCACCTCATCGAGTAATCGAGAGTAGTTGTTCTGGAACCATGCGTCTGCTTGAATAATCTTGTTGGCTTTTTCCTGACCGAAGTTTCTGACGAGATCCTCGGTGGTTAGCTTGCCTTCACCAAAGAGCTGAACCGCTGCACTTTCTTTACTACCCTTTTTAATACCCAAACCTTTAACGATGTTCTGTTCAAGTCCGTCAGCTTCACGATTTAAATCATCGATAAACCGTCCTTTTGAAGCATCGAATGGGTCAAGGATCTGTTGTTTGACAGCAGCGTATTGATCGCCGAACACTTGCTTGAAGTTTCTGAACACATCTTTCCAGCCACGATCTAATGAGCCGATATCTTTGATTTGACCGGTTGCCACAGCCTCAGGGTTTACATAGCTAGGGCCAGTATTCTCTTTGATCGCTGCACCAATGTCATCAAGGTTCTTTTGTAGCATCTTAGCTTTAGTTAATGTGGCACCTTCTTGATCGAAGAGTTGTTTTGACCACTCTCTAAAATCGTCCTTTGCAGCTTTCTCCAGATAGCGAGCACCCTCTTTCAGCGCATTTTCAGCAACTACGGGATCGGCCTCTGAGTTATATACTGCACGGTACACTTGCTCAGCGGTGTCGTGAGCAACCTTAGGATCAATATCTAGTGCTTCTTGAACTCCCTCTTTTAAAACCTTTCTCATTTGAGGATTGGACAAAGCTACACCAGCGACTGCAAAAGTCGGATTGTAGTCTACTTTTCCAGTCAGTCTTCCTTCCTCATCAGTTTCTGGTTGAATACCAGCTGCAAGTCCGGCAGCCTGCTGATAGCGTTCTCTACCGCCACCCATCACAGATTCTGCTGGGGCAAGTTGTCTCTGATCTCTTAGGTATTTATTTGGATTCTTAGGATCTTGGATAAGCCTGATGCTCCCGTCAAATTTAATATCGTTGTCGAATCGATATTCATTAACAGCTTTTCTGATCTTCGGAGTAAGTTTTGCAAGATCAGCTTTGGGGTCTTTAGCAAGTTGGGCGATAACTCCTTCGATTGGAGTACCCATGAATCGACCCCTTGCATCTCTCAAGTATTTATCGATCTGTTTTACTGCGTCTTTTGTAGTGACGTCTGCGGTTGTTGGAAAGACCGACTTTCTCACTTCATCAAAAATCTGAGAGAGCTTAGTGTCGCTCAATCGGTTCATCGCCGACTTAATTGCTTTCTGCCCACCTTCTACGCCACCAGCGAAAATAGTCTCACTGGCTGCACCCATTAAAAAATTGTCACGAATGAATTTCGCCTTTTCTTTGGCACCTACGTTTTCAGGAATGTCTTTGATCGACATGAGTGTGTCTTCAATACCACCACGGGTAATGTTTGTGAGTAAAAAGTTTGCAGCTTTGCCTGCCACACCTTTCGCTTTAGGGAGGAGATTGATACCTTCAGTTGATTTAAAAATCTTTTGATTCAGCGGGTTTTTCGTGAATCCGAACATTTGACCAACCATTTCAGCGGGGTCAAATTCGATCTTGTTTCCACCGACGTTGATACTCGTATTCTCTTTCTTCACTGTTGGCGCAAGTTCTTGATTTCCGGTCATTCCACGAAGAACTCCCGAAGCTGCTCGCTTCACTGGTTGAGGAACGCCAGGAGCTTCAGCTAAGATGTTCGCTCCCTGAAATACTGGTGCAGCTGCAGTCTTTGCCACATTTACAGCACCGTAGGCAGCTGTTCCTAATCCTTTAAGGCGGTCGTAAATACCGATGTTCTTTCCAGGTTTAATGGTGGCTTGATAGGTACCACGAGCGACATCAACAACACCTTGGCCAATAGTCTGGCCAGTGTTTGCTGACATTGCAGCTAACTGTTTTACTCCAGGGATTCGGGCTAAGTTCGGACCTGGTTTGATATTCCCAGCTTTGTCTCGACCAGCCAACGTATTTCCAAAGTCACGAGCGACTGTTGGGGCAGTCATTTGAACAGCTTGCTTTAAGGAAACTTGATTAGGTCCTCGTGGTTTATTCACGAAGTTAGAAACGCCTTGTGATGCGCCTGTAAAAAGTTTTCCTACTTTATCCGCTAGAGATCGAAGTCCTAACGCCATGGTGTCTCCCTACTGGCGTTATTGTGATGCGAACACTTCCGCCAGAGCTTGGTCTCCTAAGAGATCTGAAAGTGATTTCTTTTTCGTTCCCATTGCCTCTTCAGTTAATTCTAGTCCAGAGAGTGGATCAATGCCATATTGAGACGCTGCAGCTTGTCGAGCATCGCCTAAGGTCAAGGCTCCAGTTCCGTAGATCTTATTAAACGTGTTCAAAGCATCTGAGTATTTTGGACCAGCAGCACTACTGTATTTTGAGCTCAATGAGAGCTTGGTCATGTAATCATCCATCTCAGCTTCACGTTGCATCTGCCAGTTAGCAACAGCAGACTTGAAGTTGTATGACTGATCATCCAACCTTCTGAGTTCGGACTTGAGATCCTGAATCAAACCTCTGATGACGTCGTTGATTGCTTTGGCTTTTGCACCAGTAGCGTTTGCCTTTGCCATATTGAGTTCGTTGGCTTTTTCTTGGAATTTTTCGGCTAAAGCGAAGAGCTTCTCGCCCTTCCATTCGTCAATCTTTCGGTTCTGTTCAGTTGAGATGTTTCTCACGTCTTGTTTCTTTGTTTCGATGTCAGCAAGACCAGCGTCACGAGCTGCTAATACATTACCACGTGAGCGCAGGGCACCTTTTGAAATTGCTTCAGATGCCATACCAGTAGCTGAAGAATCTCCCGCACCCATAGCACCAAAGTAAAATTGCTTTGCTTGAAGTAAGTTTCTCACATCATTTTCAAGGTTTCTCAACGATGACTTGGCTTGTGCTTTCTCTCCTTCGGCTGATTTATCCAGTTCTTGAATTCCTCGAGACTCACCAGCTGCAACACCAGCTCTTTGCGTATCAGCTAAAGAGCCGATCTTTCCTTCGAGTTCGATGCGTTGTCCAGGTAACTCTCCCAGCTGACGATCTAATTCAGAAAAAATAGGGTCGAATTCACCGGCGATTGCTGATCTTTCTTCGGATACTCTTCGGTCGTTATCAGCTCGTTCACGATCTGCTCGGGCTCTCGCCTCTGCGTCAGGATCGAATGATGGTGCTGAAGGGGTTGATCCACCGCCACCTTTTGAAGCAGCTGCGCTAGAGCCACCACCGCCCCCACCTCCACCGCTTGAAGTTGGACCAGGGGTATAGTTGTATGGTGTCGTAGTAGATGCGCCAGCAACCTGACCGGATGAAGCCGGTGCTTTCCCAAAGAGGTTTGACCCACCTTGAGATGTCATTGGTTTTGCGGGTGCGAATAGTTTTTGGGCAGCTTCGGTAATACCGAAGTCAGGTAATCCCCATGAGCCTTTGTGTACCATTAGTAGTCCTCCTTCATCATCTTTTTATCGATCGGGTCTTTTTCATCAAGATCTTGTTTGACCGACATGATAGAAGGGATTTCTTTAAGTGCTTTTTCCAACGTGTCGTACACATATGTTTTGTCATCCATGCGCTCGTCCTCGTTATATGGTCCACAGTAGCAACATTTCACGACAACACCGCCATTATCAGCGGGTTCGATCGTGATGCGAACATCCTTTTTCTTTTCGTCTTTAATTTGTCCTTGCATAAATTCTCCTACAAAAAACCGCCAGCACAGTGAAGTGTCTGACGGATAGTGTGGTCCTGTCTGTTTATTACTCTACAGAACAAAGCACACTAGTGTCAAGACTGACCTAAAACTTGCGATATAGTCATATTGCTGTTTTTTGCCATGTTCAAAAGCTCTTGCTCAGAAAATTGAGTATAGTGGCCGGTCAAACCGAGGTTGTCAGATATATTTAGCCACCAGAGTTCTTGCTCACTTTTTGACGTAGGTGGCACTCCTTTAATTTCAGCGAGCATCCGCTGTACAGATTTTGATGTAGGCGGGATACCGAGACGATCAGCGATAACTTTTTGAGCGGGTTGGGTTTCAGTGAGACCCGCTAACTGTGAGAGTACCTCATCAACGGTTCTTGAAGTCAGTGGACCAGAAACAAATGACGAAGGTGCGGAAAACAACCACCCTGAATTATTTCCTCCGTCAGTAGAATTAGCGCCTGCGTACCAGCTTGCTCCACCCTGAGCGGTTGACCGACTAATCGACAGATAGTTTGAGGAAATTGTGCCAGAAGAACAAGAGAGGGTGTGTCCTGCTGCGGTAATTGATCCAATTGTAATGAGCCTCGAGTCTCCGCCATTTACCTGCCATCCCGCAGCAGTTGAGATTGTTGTAGTTGTACCGGCAGTAAACTGAAGGGTTCGAGCATTGTTCGCATCGCTGAAGGCTAGTACTCCAAACGTGTTGCCTCCTGTAATGTTCAGTCCTCCGGTTGAGCCAGCAACTGTGTACACTAATGCACCATATGTCTGAGATAATCCAGAGAAAGTTCTTAGATTCGAGCTCGCAGTAGAGATAACGATGGTTGCATTATCACCCGAAAACGTTAATCCTGTACCAAAACTTATCGCATATACCGTCCCAGCTGCGGTAGAGGTAAGATTCCATGTGGCACTTCCTAAGTTAATGTTTCTGGTTGCCGTTCCTCCTACCGAGAAAGTGCTGACGGTGTGGGTAACATTGTTTACCGAGTTATTGTACACACCGTTAGTGAAATTAAATGACCCTGAAGAATTGACGGCATCTGTGGGAGTCCAGCTTCCGCCGACTCCAGTATGAGTCAAATTACCACACGTTTTTCCAGCCCAGGTAATCGTCTGTTGAGTTGTTGACGTCGAGACAAATGCAATTGCCGAAGTTGTTGCATTTCCTAGTGTATAGGTCATTCCTGCTGAAAAGCGTAGTGCTCTATTTCCAGTACCTGCTGTGCCATCTCCAATAGAAAGCGTCACAGCAGCTGCGTGAGTTAAAACACCTGCGTAACTACCGGTGCCACCAACGCAATCAAGTGAACGACAAGCAGCAGCTGCGTCGATCGTAACATTACCTGAAAGTAATTCAAAAATCACCTCGTCGGCAGCTGTAGGCGCACCAGCATCATCAACACCACCTGCGCCAGTTGCTGACCATGTGCCAGCAGCAGACCAGTTCCCCCCAGCTGTTTTTGCATATCGAAGTGCCATACATTCCTTTAATACGGTCTATCAACAGACCAACTTCCCGTAAGTACTGCGTTTGGATTAAGCCCTGTACTATCAACAAGATTACCAGTTCCATCATTCGCTTTAAAATTCGCGACACATCCGCTTAATTGTTCGTTAGTAGAGTGTAGCGTCCAGAGTTCTTTCTCTGTGAGAATTCTATTGTAAATCTGGACACACTGAATGTTTCCATTGAGCGCAGCATTGAGACCGCTACGGTTTCCAATATAGAGATTGCCGTCATCTCCTCCCTGAGTTCCTGTGGGTTGAATATCCTGAGTAAGAACATTTTGTTTGACGCCATCAATGTAAAATTTTGGTTTATTACTCAATCCAAAAGTGTATGTTACTGCGATGTCTTGCCAGAGTTGTGGTTTGCGCTTTGCCTGTGTGCGCCACTGCCCAACGCCTGTATAGTTCGACATAAATTTAAATGAGCTACCGTCGCACGCCAGATTAAAGTATCCCGTACCTCCAGCTGCTTTTGTCACGATTTTACCCGCAGAGACTCCTGCTTTTACCCGTGCAAATAAAGTCACTTGAGAAAGGTTTCGCAGACTCGTTGCACACCCCGTCACGGTTGCTGATTCTGTTCCTTGTACCTTGATTGATCGATCACATGCTTGGAGTTTAGCAATTTGAAGTTTCTTTGAAAGTGTATGAACTGGGGCTGTCACATCGCCAAAAACCGTCGGATATTTGGTTGTATCAAAGAGATGGGTAGGTTTGAGTAAAGCACGTAAAGCTCTGCGTGTGGTGCCATCATTAAGTACCAATCCCCATTGTTGTGGAGTTCCGGACGAGGCATCATAAGAAAAGAAATAATGTGGCATTCTCAATTTTTCCATAAGTTCGGCTCGACTGGCAACCTCATGTTCATGAGCAATAGGATCAGGATAGTCTGTCGCTCCAAAATCACTACTGTTCCACTCAGTAATCATGGCACGCTCTTTCAGTTTTCGTTTCCAGCCGATGACCTGAGAGCTAAAGGTGTGCTTATTTGAATAAACATTCAAACATAAGTAGTGGAATGTCCCAGGGTTGCTCGACCAATAGGCTGATTCTGCAGTGGTGCAACAAATACAGGTTTTAATCTTTGGGTATGTTGACTGAATAAGCGCATTTAATGCATGCATGCGCATTTGAAACTGTGCTTTTGTGAGCGTTGTATTGTCTACTCTCGGGTCGTCTTCATTGATCAGCCAGAGAATAAACTTGTGGCCTTGAGGGTGTGCGTTAAAATGGGCAGCGATTGAGAGTACTTTCGCTTCGTAGGCGAGAACTGTGGTGCTGGTGAGCGGAGATGCTCCATTGACTGTGGTTCCATTCATCACTCCAAATCCAAAATCAAGTGCATTATCGCAGATTTGAATGATCTGATCAATAGTTCCTGTTGCGGTATACACTGCACCAACAATACGAAGGTCACGAATGCCTATGTTCCACATATGGTTAAATCGCTGAGATTGCAGTGGTTCTGACCAGCTACCCCCAGCGTACCCAAAATTCATGCGTGTGTATGGAGATACCGACATTATACTTTGAACCCTCCCAAGTCGAAGTTTGCCGGAGTTGAAACGGCAGTGTATGTTGACTTTGTGCTTGATATACCAACCCACAACCCACTCACTAGGTAGAGTCCGCCTTCAGGGAGTACGACATCGGAAATGGTGTTTGCTGCAATTGGTTTCCAGAAGAGCGGGGCATCGCTTCCACCTGGGGAAGATGTTCTGTCGTGAAATTGGAGATAGACAATGTCTTCACCTTTATTATGTACCCAGAACGATTCGAGCTGAGTGGTTTCAGTGGCAACCTGCACACCAACAGTTGCTGAGTATGAAAAGGGAACAGATGAAAACTCTGATCCGATCACCTTTTTATGTGCAACTCCAAGGACTTCTTTGACATAATCTGCACCTGGAACGTGGAGGCTTCTTTCGCCATTAACACATACAACAAGTATGTCTCCAGTTTGAAATTCGTCAACCATGTCCAGTAAGGTGAGTGTTTTTGTCGTATCGTTCCATTCAATTTCAGTAGTTGGTAAACTTTCGACAACCCCAGAAGTCAACACCCTGAAAATTTCAGCGGTGACAAAATGACCAACCGAGAGTACTGGTAAAAGTTCTTCATGAATAGATGAAAAAACAATTTCTTTAGTGTCAACTGTTGGTGTGACAACAAAATCTTGATTAAGGGATGAAAACATATGTTCTTTCACAAAAAAAGCCAGAGCAATATTATGCCTGGCGGATATAGTGGTCCTACCTACGTTTATAGTAGCGGAACTACTGAGAGCTTGTCAATGACTCGTACACAGTTAGCCACTTGTTGATATGGCGATCGATGTTCCAATTCTCAAGGACTTCTTTCTTCGCATTGCGTCCGATCTTGACTCGATTCGGTTTTGACTCGATTAGGTTTCCCAGATACTTTTCCCAGTCCTCTAGGTTTTCTGCGATGAATCCGGTCTTTCCATGATCTATCGTTGATTTACTTGGTGAGAATGGGTGTTCCGCATAGACTACCGGTGAAGCGACACAAGGAGTTTCTAACATTGCATACTCTTGCCATTTAATGTTTGTCTTGCAGTGATTAAACGGATCGTCAATGAGAGGTGCGATTCCGATATCCAGATCAAGGGTCTGGTGTTTCATTGGCCAGAGATGTTCATCAACTGCGATCACAAACTCTCTTCGATTACGAGGAATCTCTTTAAACACGTCTTCGCCCCAACCTACCTCAGTCACTAAACGATCTGAGCTCATTCCACCAAATCCGCAGTAGACGAACTTAGCCTGGGGATATTTCTCGAGAACATTTTTAAGGGCAGGGACGACCATCCTGAGGTCTTCATAGTGACCCTTCGATCCAAACCATCCGATTCGAACTTCATCGGTGTTTCTAACAATCCTGAGTTTTTCTGATGGGTACCAGTCTGTGTCCATGTAGTTCGGTAGTATGTGGATTGGTTTATCCGTGAATCTTTTGAAATTGTCTCTAAGATACGTGTTAGTAGTTGTGATAGCGTCACAAGTTGCAACCGTTTTGATAGCATTGTCCCTCCATCCTGGTCCCATGTGTTGCAGATTCTTTCTGTCTTCACGGGTATATGTATCTATAAAAGCATCGTCAGCCTCAAAGATTACTTTTGCACCTTGGGCGTGACAGGCTTCAATCATCGCAGGTGCAGTCAGCATCTCGATGATTACAATGTCTGCGCCAAGTGTTGTTCCGCCCCATCGCCCAAATTCGGTCACATACATCTGGTGTGGTGAGTTAGAGTTATTGATTCGATCAGCAATCGAAGACAATCTCCACTTGTGAGAAGCCGTCCCGTTTGTGAAGGCGAGGATTTTAAGCCCTTGGTTTTTCATGCTGTTTCCTTTTCTTCATTCGGCAGATCGGACATCTTTTGGGTGGAAAGAGTCCACGCTCTGCATAAAATTTCTGTTCTCCTGGAGTAAAAGGAAACTCTTTACCACAGTCAGGCTCTTTGCATTTCTGCATGACTGTACCTGGATCGAATTGTTCGTGTTCAACTTTTAGAGGCATATGTTACGTTCTCCCAAACGTGGTCCTTGAGGGCTTCTGAAATAAATATAAATTCAGTTTCTGGAGGGAGTTGGAGAATACGATGAGCTACTTCTTCAAGGCCATTACCGCACACTCTTTGTACGTGGCCGTGAGCAATAATAATCCCATCATCTTTCTCAATCTGTTCTTTCGTGAATGGACATTCTTCTGCTAGGTTCCAGTTGTAGTAGTGATCGTGACACACATCAAAACCTAACTCGTTTGCTGCATCGATTGCACCTTGTGAGATCTCCCATTGCGGGGCTTTAAACACCTTCGCCAATTTAATCCCTCTATTCTCAAACATCTTTTGGCCAACAACAATTCTTTTATGGGCAGCTTCCATTGAGAGCTCGGCGAATTCAAGTGGGGCGTGTGTCATTCCATGAAGTGCAATTTCAAGCCAGTCCTCTGATTTTTTAAGGGCTTCAACCCAAGGAGTGAATTTACTTTCAGTAATAGGGGTTTGTTCACCGAACCTGATCTCCCAGGGAACAGTAAACATGGTCACTTTGAACTTCGGGTAGTGATCCTTGATATCTTCAAGCACACCAAAGCTGGTGTTGCGTGGGGAAAAATCGTCAAATTCTAGTGCTATTTTCATGATCAAGACTCTTTCTTCCCTCTACTATAAATGATCTTAGAAACTTTTCAAATACTTTCGTACTTGTTTCGGTATCCTGTCTGTCTTCGTGCATTTTGTGGTAGACGATTGCTCGAGGGGTGAGCAATAAATCGTAGCCATTGAACCATGTCCAAATAGCCATGTACCAGTCCATTTTTCCATAACCGTCGAACTCAGTTGGGATACCACCCATTTCATTCCAGAGAACGCTCGGCATACACATTGAGTTGAGTGTCATGAGCGGGTAATCTGTTTGACCGCTGATACTAATAGCGTTCTTGTCCCACCATGGGAGCTGGGTCATGCGAACTCTCCACTCAGGTTGTACGACCTGGCCGGTTTTCCAATCGATGTCGAAACGAATCCCATTGAGCATTCGAGTAGGACTAACCCACCGGTTCAACTGCTCTAGGAAGTCTCTCTTCGGAAAGGAGTCGCCCATCACCCACACTAAGTACTGACCTTCAGCGAGCTTAGCTGCGTTGTTGAGCGCACCGACCAGATCGTATCCAGTATTCTTTTCTTTATGGTAACACTTGATCTGGTTGCGTTTGCACCACTCAACTGTACCATCTGTCGATCCGTCATCAGCAATAATCCACTCATAGTCTCCAGCCAGTTTGAACGACTGTTGATCGATGTGCGGTTTAATTTTCTTTAGGTTTTCAAGTTGATTAAAACTACTGGTGATGATCGAGAACGTTTTCATTATCTGTCTTCAGTGATTGCTCGGCGAACAGCCTCAACAACCTCTTTGGCTTTTGGTAATACTGCAGATAATTCTCTGCGAGCAATATCTGAGCCGACCTCTTTCATATTAGCTTCTAAACGCTCGACTGTTTCAACAGCTGAGGTTAAAGTTTCTAACATGACTGAATCAACTTGAGTTGATTTCTTTTCTGGCTTCTCAGCTGTCTTAGCTGGAGCTTTCTTTTCCTCTGGCTTTGGAGCTGCAGGAGCTGCGTTGTCAGGGGTGGTACTTGGTTTTTTGGCATCAGATTCTTGTTTCTTCATCGAATCCTCCATACCTGCTTTGGTAGGTTCTACCATAGTCCCTCCTTGGGATAATTGATAATGTGTCCAGTATACTCTAGTCTTTTTGCCAAGGATAATTCTTTTTATACCACTCGATGGTTGTGGCCATACCTTCTTCTAATGTTTTGAGTGGTTGATCTCCGAGTGGGGCGAGTGTGCTTGGGTCTCCAAGTACTACAGATCTCTCGTCTTCTCCAGCACGCATTCTCACATGAGCAATATCGGTATTTCCGGTGAGTTTATTGATCACCTGAGCGATGTCGTTCACTGTAGTTTCTCGACCGGTTCCAGCTGAGAACACTTTGTCATAGGTGTTGTGTTCGAGAAGTAATGCGTCAACAAGGATTCGGGCAATGTCTTTGACGTAGATCATATCCATGATCGACTCACCGTCACCGAAGATCTTGATCGGTTCACCACGTAAAGCCTGACAGATAAAGTTCGGTGTGATCTTTCTCACTGGTTTGTGTTTCTGTCTAGGTCCATAGACATTGAGTCCTCGAACAACTGCGATCTGGGTACCGTGTTCTTTGTTGTACATGAGAGCCATGCGCTCGATTGTGGTCTTTGTAATGGCATAGGTGTTATTCATGAACCAGTTACCGACAGCAATCTGGACACCTTTCTTCTTGTGTTGGCGACATGCCTCGAGAAAGTTCAAGCCTCCAAGGATGTTTGCCTCAGCTGATGGGAATGGGTTGTCTACAGTCTCGGAAGTACCAAGTACTCCAGCGAGGTTGATTGCACCGTCACAGAAACTTACTGCTTCACTCACGGCGTTTCGATCTCTGATGTCACCTAGGAAAAATTCATAGGTAGTTTTAGGTAGTCTAAGGTAGTCTTCATCCCTTGGTTTGAACCGGTCGAATACAACAGGCGTGATTCCTCTGCTGACTAATTCTTCGAGTACATAGCCTCCGATGAATCCGAGACCGCCGGTAACTAAAACTTTCATAGCAACTCCTTGTGTTGTTGATAGAACTCAATTGTTTTTTTAATTCCCTCCTGCCACGAAGTGGCCTGAGGTTCAATTGTTTTAGAAACGAGAATCTTGTTGTCGCCTTTTCTCACTGGTCCGAAGGCACATTTAAGCGGAACGATCGTATTAATATAGTGAACAGCTTGAATAACTGTAACTTCATTATCGACTCCTCCACCTACTGAGTAATAGTCTTTATCTGGGGCTAGTCGATCGTTAAAGTATCTCATCTGATGAATCAAGACTTTTACATAATCTGTGACATATAGTGGATCACGAACTTGATCTCCAAGTCCATTGATTGTGACTTCCTTTCCAAGGATAGCACACTTAATAAACCAGGCTAACCATCCTGATTCTTCTGATCCATGTTGGCCAGGACCATAGATCGTACCAGGTCTGTTCACTACAGCAGGAACTCCGTAACACTTTTCCCACTCCTTCACAATCATCTCTCCCATCAATTTTGATAGTCCGTAGGGCGTGTACATTCCGTCATCTCCCACCTGTGCTTTGATGCTTGAAGTGTGAATGACCTTCGCTCCGTTTTTCCTAGCTAATTGCATGACGTTAAACACCGCTCTGACATTCGACTGCATGGCTTCTTCAGGATGCGTGAACCCCCGAGCTGTTGAACAGGTGCCAGCTAAGTTAAAGATAAAATCAGCTGATGGCATTTTCTCTAGTATCCAGTCCATGTCTCCTGGTTTGGTGAGATCAGTGCCTGTCTTTATATCCACACCCAGAACTCTGTGTTCTGAAGCTAGAGCCTCCATGAGGTGTTTACCGATGAATCCGGCCGAACCGGTAACGATGATATTCATTTGATGGCCTCCACGAATAATGTTTCTTCAGGACGGTTGTCTGCTTTAACGATCTCTTCGTGTTTACTAGTTGTCTGACCATAGTCAGTAAATGCGATCTTTTTAAACCCGATTTTCCACAACACTTTTGCGAGTAAGTCCTCTGAGAATAGGTTGATGTTTCCCCATCCTAGTAGGTGTTCTAGTGGAAAACCTGAATCAATGTGGGGTACACCGAACCTGAGAACTCCGTCAGGCTTTAGGACTCGGTGCATCTCTTTAAACGTGAACACCAGCTCACGCCATGGGATCTCAATCAGCACGTGCATGGAAGTGATACCATCGACCGAATTATCTTCATACGGCCAGGGTTTTGTGATATCGAACTCCTTGTCGGTGTTGATAAACCCATCAATCTTGAAGGGTCCGCATCCGATATGTAATAAAGTTGGTGTCATACAGCTGTTTGTTTTTCTTTGATACGTCGCTCAAAATACTCTGGGTACTTGCGGTGTTGTTCTTCGGTTCCGTCCATGTGACAGACTCGGTGCATTGGCAAGTACATCGGCATGTATCGGTTTTTGACAAAATGAAGAGAGGCTTCACGATCTTGGTTTCCGTGCAAGAACTGATCTTTCCATCTGAAGTTTTTATATGCTTTCCAGTCGATTGCTGCAAAAATACCGCCTATATGCTCAGTGACTTCACAGTAGTATGGTCCGATGTAGGCGTGACCAACTCGAGGTGCACCACCTGGATTGTGAACCAGCCCTTCAACATAAGGGCTCACGTAGAGCATGTGGTTTCGCTTCCAGAGATCAACGATTGAAGAGAGCCAATACTTTGTCATGAACTCACAATCATTATCGACTTTAATAATAATCTGATATTCTCCGTCTTTCATGATGCGATCAACTAAGAAATTAGACGCATAGGTCAAGCCTTTATTCTCAAACGTTCCAGCAACATACTTGGTTTGTTGTGCGACCCATGTTTGAGTATCATCCTTTGATCCGTTATCAAATACGAACCAATAGAATGGGTACCCTGAACTCTCTTTCATTGATTGATACATCCTTTTGGTGTATTCGAGTCGGTCGTAGGTGATGGTGTAGATCGCCACATTTGGCATCTTTTCCTCAGGTCTGTCGTTGCCTAAGTGAGGTAAATAAATGTAGCAACCATCGGGGTCAAACGTGGGTTCGAACATAGTCATACCAGTTGCTTGATCAACCCAACTTCTTGATGGAACTCGATTACTCTTTCGGTTTGGAAACACATAATACTTCAACGAGATGATGGGCACACGCTCGAACTTCCCACCCCATTTCATCATCCGAACCCAGAGGTTCCAGTCCACGAACTTCGGGAGTGATTCGTCCCAGCCACCAACTGCAAAGATTAAATCCCTTCGGTGCATAACTTCTGATGTATCAATGTAATTACGATTTAAGAGGAACTGGGCGTCGAAGTGTTTTGCGATAGCAGGTTGTGGGGGTTCTTCGGGTTTCTCATCGTTGTAAATCTCCATGTCAGAGTACACGAGATCGAGGTCTGGATTCTTCTCTAGCTTTTTGACCAAGATCTCAAGGTGGTGTTCGAGATACTCACAGTCATCATCGAGGTAGGCAATGTACTTACCTCGTGACTTCACGATGCCTGCATTCTTCGGTCGGGTGTCAGAACCAGAATTCTTCTCAGTACGATGGTAGATGACTCGTTTGTCTTTAGTTGAGTAAGAGTGGCAGACTTCAAGAGTGTTGTCTGTAGAACAGTCATCAACGACAATCAGCTCAAAGTCTTGATAGGTTTGAGAAAGCACCGATTCAATGGCTCGAGGCAAATACTTCTCAGCACGATTGAATGTGGACATGATGACTGAAACAGTTGGTCTCATGCTACCTCTATCCCCCACGACAACATTGATCGTTGTTTGTGAGTCTTGAGCCATCGGTAGTTCCGAAGGATCATAATAATAGTTTTGCGTCCACGCTTCTTAATTCTCCCCTGTTTCACTTCCATGATGTTGTCAGCACTTCTCACGGCCTCACGCCATCCAGCGGTAGTAAGTTCACCTTTCGTCATACGGGCAATATAGCCAGAGTTACCCTGACCTTTTGCAAAGAGTCCGACAATGTCACCGTATCCACGATGACGCAGATGTAGCTGGGGATTTACTTTCTTGAGGAGACGATTAAACCGAGACAGTGTCATAGTTAGTATTTTTCGATAAAGCGATCAATTTTGATCAGGATCAACGTCCAGATCTTCTTCAGCCATTTGATCATAGTATCCGTTCTGAACTTTTCTCGCAAACCAGATAAAACCGTTTTGAGAAAGTTCAAAGATTAATTTATCACGATCATACTCAGGATCATTACAGTGGTTGATGATCGCCTGTACTAGTTTCTCTTTACCAACAAACTTCGGGTTATTGAGAAATGGTTCCAGTTCTTTAGCTAAGTGCGATAGGGGGTTTGGCACTTTTTTTCTCCTTGGTTTCGCTGAGAAAAGTCTCAACGTCTATGTCTTCAGTTTCGTAGCCCATGATGTCATCGATTGAAACGACAACGTTCATATTCTCTTCTCGTTGGGCTTTCATGAAATCCATCTTACCAGCAAACACCTGACCCATGTCAACAATGACACTGGCTGAGTATTCAGAATAGTATACGATCTGACCCACTTTGAGTTCGATTGATTCGCTTGCACCTTGTTTGTCTGGGATTGCTTGGACGATTCCGACGAATAAGTTTTCGCCTGCTTTGAGTTGTCCGCCGATGATGAGTCCTGAAGAAGAGAGGGGTTGTTCTTTGATAGGTTTAACAATGACACGACCGATATTAGGTTTTAACATAACTAGCTCCGATATTCATTCCAGTGTAATAGATGAGAACACGGCTGTCAACAAAAAGGGGGCCGATACGAGACCAGCCCCCTGATTGTCTGTGTACTTCTTATTGAGAAGCAGCTGACTCTAAGCGGACGCCAAACGAGTCGTTTAAGACTTTAGTGGCGAAGAACGCTTTCCAACCGATGTCGGAGTACATACGCAACGCAGAGCGTGGTGATGGACTATCGACGTAGGTCTGCAAGTCACGGATCTTGGATACACCGAAGAAGTCCTGACCCATGATGTGGGTTTGGTACACCTCAGTGCCGGCAGAACCCGAGTTCAAAAGCACAGGTGCATTTTGACTCTCGAGCCAGCGGGTTCCGTACAGTTCCCCAGCTTCACCATTGTAAACGGCATCGATACCCTTTTCAGTGTAGATGTGAGCGTTTACCCAGCTACTATCACCTTGCAAGTCAAAGATGACGTCAGGGTGAGTAACAGCCACAAAGCGGTTTTTGCTGTGTGGTTTGGCAGAAAATCTCTTAAGCTGTCTTACTGCACGTCTCACGTCAGCGACGGTGACAACGTCATCGGCATTGATAGAGTTACGTGTAGGAGTGAAACCAGCTGAGTTACTGTAAGCTGCAGTAACGATCATGGATGTTCCACCAGCTAACAAAGCGTCACGAATGACAGTGTCGATAGACAATGCAGCTTCGTAAGCTAACACGTCCATGACTTCTTTGATCGTGGTGTCGATCGCAGTCAGCTCCAATTGAGAGGTAACTTGTTCATAGTTACCGTACTCACTCATGGTAGCTGAGATCAAACTTGCAGACAAACCTGCTGGTGTTGGGTCAACACCTTCAGTCAGTGCAGTATTTTTAACAGAGGGGTTCGTCATTCTGTTCCAGACGACGGTTTTACCTTCGCCTTTAGGAACACGACCCGCTCGACCTAGTTGTTCATAAACTAGGGTGGACTCCGCTCGCATTAACCAGCGTTTTTCATAATACGCTTTAATGGGAGACGGCATTGTCCCAGTGGTGGTCAAAGCCATATGGCCTCCTATTGCCAGCCATCAGAGGAAGATCAGGAAGCGACGGGGAGATTACGCTCAGCGATTGCATCGAGTTCTTCAATGCTTTTAGCACCTTTCATCAAATCATCAACAGATGCTTTAGTCGTGGTTTGTGTTGCACCAACGACGGGCTGAGTGTTTGCTTGTTGTCTCAAGGTTTTTTGATTCTGAGCTTTTGCTCTTTCAGCAGCTCTCGATCTGATTTCTAGTATCTTACCTGCAAAGTCCTTGAGTCGTACGTGCTTGTTTTCTTTAACGGCTCTCAGGTATCCTTCGGCGATGAAGTCAGAGAGAGTCTGGTCAAAGTCTGGGTTGTCTACTTCTTTTCCTGAGCTATCAATGATAGTGGGTCTCAGTTCAGAGTAGGTATTCTCAAGATCCATGGTGTCGAGACGAATCTGAGTAGTGATGTCACGGTTCTCAAGAATCGTGGCCACTTTCTGCTCAGTGACTTGGTCAACTCGTTCATCGAGTTGTTCAGGAGAGATTGTTGTCTCACCTTCTTCGTTCGTATCCCATGGGAGTTTATACCCAGGTTGGTTTGTACGTTTAGGAACAGTAACAGGACTAGGAGTAGAAACCTTGCGCAAGCGTGCGATCTCTTCGTTCGCTCTCTTCAGGTCTTGAGCGAGTTGATGTTCTCTGCTCTTGGCCTTTTCGCTCCGATCCTTTTCGGATGGCTGGGTCTCTTTGCTATCACCCTCAGTTGGTGGTTCAGCTGCGCCCGTAGGTTCTTCAGTCTGATCCTTCGGCTTGTCGCCTTCAGGGGTGGTAGTCGTTTGTTCGTCCGCTGGTGGGGCTGACTCGGGAGTCTCTGACTCTCCCTCTTGAACCTCCGGCTTCGCAGGATCACTCACTTTACCTTCAGCTTCAAGCTCTTTGAGGGCTTGGGCTTCAAGTTCTGCTAATTGTTTTTCCTGTTCCTCAGGAGGGTTCAATACTACGACCATAATTGCTCCTATATACAACCCACTTGTAATAACTCCAGGGTGCTGAGTTGAGCTAGATAACTTTATAATAACATACTCGGTTTATGCAAGAGGTTCTTTTTTCACTGGTTTTCCATTAACCAAATCAAACTTCATAAAGTCCAGTGGTACACTGTGGCGATATGGACATGATTGACACACAGCCCACGGACCTTCCCACTCGAGGTAATGATCTTTTGCTTGAGCAATCACAGCCATTGCACGCTCGGCGATCTCGGCCTTACTTATGGATTCGTGATCAATCGGAATTCGTTTTCCCGTCTCTGGATCGACCGGCGCTTTACCCAGTGGGATATCTTTTATATCAACGACTTCCTCAGTGACGAGACCGTCTTCAGTCTGTACTTTGATCCTCGTTTGTTGGTGCCGGCCCTGTCTCGTGAGATTCTTCATCGCCTTTAGGTTCTTCTGGTCGTTTGATTAACTCCCCGAAGTTCTCCACTCTATTAATAATTTCATTGAGTACATCTTCGACTTGTGCAGACAGTATATACCGGAAGCCCACTTCCTCCATATTGTAGGAGTTACCAGCCACTGAGCTTTTGAGTAGCTCTCGAAACAGTGCTTGCCGTGTAAGGATAAATTTCTTTAAGTACTTCCATGCGTCAGAGGTTGATAGTTCAGCCAATACTTGATCTTCATTTTTCTCGGGCTTATCAATCTTTTTCTTGAGTTTATCTTTCTGACCCATGAGTGATTCCATCCATACGGGATGTGGGCTCGTTTGGGTGATCGGTTGTTGTGCAGCTTGTTTATTAATTTCTTCGGCAGCCTGTTTGATTTCTGCCTCTGTCTGTTCCACGACCATAACTACTCCTTATGCGGAAGGTGGGATTCCTCCTACTCCGCCTAATAATTCTTGAGCAAACTGTGCGATGTCAGGATCTCTGAAATCGATTACTTCTTCAGCTGGGGCGGGCATCTCTCCACCTACGGGGACTTGTGCTGGCATCTCACCAGTTGGTGCGACTTCTGGGGACTGAGCTGCTGCAAGGGCTGCTGCTTGCATTTGTTCTTCGGGAGTCTGTCCTTGAGTTTGAGCGACAGCTGCAGCTGCTTCAGGTGTTTGAGCTGGTTGGGTTTGTAGGTCAACAATGATCCGATCGATTCCTGGGACACGTCTTGCCTCAAGCCATCTCTGGAATAATTCAGCGACGTCAAGAGATTTATTCTTTTTATTCAGTGCTGTCTCAAAGGTCTCACCGTTCTCGATCACTGATTTCAGTACGTCAGTAACTGCTTCGCCTTGGTCATCGAGGCGAGCCTTCATGGTTGATCCCGTCTCGGTCACCCAGTCGTAGTTTTCGTTTGGTCCACCCAAGTCTTTTGATCCGACCTTTACCTTCATCGACTCTTTTGATTTTGACTGAGTAATCTGTTTGCCAAAGAGCTGCTTAATGTCAGGGTATCTTTCTGCGATGCGTCGAGCTTCTTCACCAAAGAGTCTCATCTCAACGTCGGCATCGAGCTTGTGAGTGATCAAATAAATCCATCGCTCGTATTCTTGTTGAATGGTGTCCTCCATCATGAAGCGATCCCACTCGTCACGTGAGGTTTCTCTATCTTGAACATAGCGAACGGCCTCAGGTGTTTTACCAAGTCCTGATTGACCTTGCTCGCCGGAGACTGAGGTTGTACCTGATTGGTTGTTAAGTGCAGATAACATGAAGTCGTATGTAGAGTTGAAGGTAGCAAGTCCCTGTGGTGACAGGTTAACTGGTTGAACGTCACGGCCTGGGTTATTCATGTACCAGCGATTACCGCCTCCCCATTTAATTGAAGAAGGTACGACGTTGTTCGGATCGACTGCAATCGGAGGGAAAATAGAATACTTCACACCATCCATGTAGAGATTGATCAATGAGTTCATTCCTTTTTGTAGGGTTTGTCCACGCTCGTACTCACCAAGTCCGATCGGTGAATCGAGTAAGGGGAATGAGTGTTTTTCAATAATCGGTAACCAGCCATTATCAAACTGACTGGTAACCTGTCGAAGGATATGTGGTCTTGAAGTTTTCTCGCTGCTGTATTGTGGCGTCCAGCTAATCCACTTGTCGCCTCGATACTCTGTGATCAATTCGACCTGAGGGAACTTCGCTGATCCTTGAACATTGTCTGGAAAACGGTGTCGTTCGATATAAGATTGTTGCTCTGAGTTGTGCGTGCCTCGTTTGTCTCCAGAGTCTTTGCGTTCTTTTAATTCAGATTCGAGCTTGGTGATTTCGGCCATGTCCCAGAACTCAGCGTCTTGTTGCTTCAACCATTCAATGCTCACCCAAGTTCTGTGATCAAAGTAGTTGGCGAGTGAGAGTGAAGAAATTCCAGGCTGAGGGAAACAGTCACGCATACGAAGAACATTTGAAGCAGGTCCTATGAATCCTGATTTTGGGTCAACTTTCCAATAGACTAAACCGTAACACGTTCCATACACATGAGAATATAAATCCATGAATCTGAGTTTAAGAAGGTGGGAGTATTGATCGTTGTCCCGTTTTCTAAAGTGAGGAATCAACAGATTCATAAACATGTTCTTACCCATGTCGTCTTCTGATTCGGCATAGGCTCGACCACTTGGTTCACGGTTCATGACACGAGCTGCCCGTTCAAACACAATGGTTGAGAGTCTTGGATCATTAATCTGAGATTTGGTTTTGCGAGAGATTGAGTCGTTTGTAACTCCAAGTAACATGGCTTCTTTGTCGTCCCACTCGGTACGGAGGTTTTCGATATACCGTTCAGATTGATCAAAGCGATCTTGCACTTCGTCAAGGAGTGCATCAACCTTACTAGTGCTTTCTTCTTTGATTTTCTTTTGGAGTTTTTTCGGCATTATTTCCTTTTGAAAGTAAGACGGCGTGACTTTGTAACCACAATGTCAGTGACTTCACCGTGATAGACACGGACTTCGATACCAATGATTCCATTCTCGGTCTTGTTTATCTCTTCGTCAATAGTGAACAGATGGGGTTTGTTCTTCTTGATGTGAGCTGCAAGTTCAATCGCTGCTTTATGGAGGTCTTCAGGTTTAGACATACTCTGGTACTCCTGTCTCTTCGGGGAACTGTCGGGTAATCTGAGCAAACGCACTGGCTCCAGTGGCTGGTGTGAATTGAAGGAGTTGTTCGGCTATGGCTTCAGCGATCACTAAGTCGTCGTGCTTTCCTGGCATGGCCTCGGGTTTTCCGCTGCGTGGATTGCGAATGAAACCAAGCATCTCGAGGATTGTTTCTTCGTCAGGGATTTTGTTCGTACGCTGTCGCAGTGTGAGTGAAAGGTCGTCCAACATCTTGGCTCTGGTTGCTTGATTCGTTACCCATCCGATCTTCTTCTCCATTGGTTGATCACTCTCAGCTAGGTTTGTGGGCATACGAAAGAGTCTGGGGTAGTTGAGTTCTTGAAGGACATAGATGGTGGCCATTCCAGTATTTCGCTCGACTCCTATTGTCGGCCAAATGTTCGTCCGTCTTTGAATGAACTTTGCTAATCGATAGAGCTCATGCCCGAACTGTCCTGACTCTGCGTGGCCATGGTAGTTCATCACTGTATCTCTGTGTTTACGACTCTTCACCACAGCTGCACAAAAGTCTGAGCCTCCATCAGCTGGATCGGCAGAGATCACTGTGTCTTCTTCGAATTGTGGTTCACGAAAGAGTTTGTACATTAGATCCACTCCCCGTCTGGTGCTAATTGTCCCGAACGAATAGGTTCTTTGATCTGGGTTCGATACCAAGCCATCGTGTCTTTGTCAAAGAATGAATCACCTGAAACGAGGAAGCATTCTTCGAACGTGCTTGGGTACTCCCGTAGGAACAGCGAAACAGTTTTGTATTCTCGTGACTTGAGTATATACCAACTGATCTGCTTCTCACTGACCCCGTGCTTTCTGATGTTATCGACTAAGATCTGTTCACCTGGGTTGAGGGAGATTGGTTCATCTGACACATACTCATTATGTTTAAACCACGGATAGAACCCGAAGCGGTAGACTGACTCACCAATGCGAGAACGCTCACACTCTTCGTGAAAGAAGTCACCAACAACATTACCCGTAGATTCCCTGAAGATCTTCCCTACTCCCATGGCAACCTGCTGCTCTGCACCGGTGACGATCTTTTCTGGTGAGGTGATCGGGCCACTAGGATAGAATGCAACTTCAGACCAATGGATATTCTGCAGTGTTCCTCCACGACCCAAGGTCTTTGCGCCGGCAGTACCGATAAAAATATATGAGCCGTTTATCTTATTCTCGAGGAAAGAAGAGGTGTCAACAGATAATAGATCCTTTCGGGAGATGCCGTTCTTATTGCAGAATGAGTCTATGTAGTGACTCACACGTTTGATTAAGAACTCGGTTTCGCTATCTTTATGGGAAATAATTTGAGCACCGATGTTCTCACGAGCTAAGAAATCTACTGTGAACATTGCGTCAATAAATGCGGAGAATCCTTCTTGTCTTGCTTTAGCGATATTAACCCGAATACCTTCTTGTGAGGGAAACCATTCGTCGAGCTTCTGATCAAAGTCGTTCTGAATGTTGTTTAAGACAAACGGCTGTTCTTCACCACGCTTATTAATGACGGTGAACCCCGTCTCGATCATAGTTTTGTAGTCAAGTCTGCGGTACATTATTTATCCTTTGCCCAATTGTTGACGATGTTACCAACTTGGACGGGTGCTTGTGGTGCGGACTCCTGTTTGTCATAACCTAAGAACTTTGCTGCGTTCTTCACATAGGCTTCCTTGGCTCTCCAGTCCCATGATTTCCGGATGTTTACTAACTCTTTGGCTATAGATTGTTCGTCGATTCCTTCTTCCCGTAATGCCTCTTCTAGGGCGTTCTGAACATTAACATTTGCTAACATGCGTGAGGCAGCCGATCTTGCTGTTTCGGAATTAGCTACAGGATAGACTTCAGCATAGGCTTGGGTGGCCGACTTATTCTCCTTGACCATCTTCGACACTACCGCTGCTTGCCTCGGATTGAGATTCGTCTTCATATTCAAAACGTACCTTGATAATAGTTTTAGTTGCTAAGAGAAGGAGGGCTGGACAGTCTTCTGGGTAAACGGTACGAAGAGTAATGGTACCTTGTTTGTCGCCGGTTTCAAGCGTTCGAACATCAACATCTTTGACTAACTGGACTAATTCAAAACTAGACATGAAGAAATAATAGACGAGCCGTTTGAAGAAAGCAACTGGTTTGAGGGGCTTCCCAGGTAGGGATCGCTACTCGGTGCCTTACCCCTCTGCAGTTCGTGGTTGGTTCTGGCATTTTACGATGATCATCTCTAATCATCTCACCGACAAGGATTGAGAAGTGAATCTTAACATCCCCCAGCCCCCGGTGGCGCCCTCGCCTTACAATTTTTGTCATTTGACTTTAATTGTACATTGAAAGCTATATCATTTTACAAAATGATGTTCCCAAAGTCAAGTCCGAGATTTTGGTTTTCACCTCTGCCTCGGACTTTTTCTTTTAGCAACTGGTTTGAGGGGCTT